ATTTAAAAACTTTAAAAGTTGGTGCAAAGGTAGATATTAGATATGACTTTTCTTTAGAGACATATGTTCCGAATACAGAGGTTTGGATAAGAACTCTTTTGAGAGAAGAAGAGGTTTCTCCGATAGGGTATGTGGGCTTACTTAAATATCAGTATTCATACGACATATCACATTGTCAAACCATTTTTATCAATAGCGACAAAATTAAAAACTATGGTGGTCAACCACAAATTAGGACCGACAATGAAAGTTCTTTTATATTAAAAGGCATATATATATCGGTATCATAGTGGTATAATGTTACAGGAGGAATAATGGCTTTTCCAGGTTCTTATAATTTTAATTATTATCGTGGCGATACCGCCGAATTTGTCATACGCCCTAAAACAGCAAATGGCGATGCTTTTGATTTAACTGGCTTTAGTTCAGATTTTTTTATTGCTACAGTAAGAGGTCAGTCAGGAACTCAGTATGAGGCTCAGGCAGTTGTTGATGGATCCGCAGACACTATTACATGTACTATTCTTCCAGGAGTAGGAAGAGAACTTTCTGCTGGTAATTATGTTTATGATGTTCAAATTGACTCTAGTGCATCAGAAATCTATACAGTATTAACTGGGGTCATAACAGTAACAGATGATATTACTGGAGCAGTCTAGTGGTAGATGTATTACTTAATACTGAAGATGTTGTTGTTTTAGGACCACCAGACTCTGTTGATGTTTTAATAGATATTGGGCCACAAGGAATCCGTGGAAACAAATTTATTGTTGGTTCTGGAGAGCCTAATCCTTTAACCTCAAGTGGTGTCTTATTGGGAACTACTTTAATTTTAAATGATATGTATATCAATACCGCTCCAGGAGAAAATTATGGCTATATGTACCAATACATTTCTCAGGCTGGAGCAAATACTTGGGTTCAGGTTTTAAAAATAAATCCAGCAATTTATTCTGCAGTAGAAACAATATCTTTTTCATCTGGGGCTGGATCAATAACCATTCCAATATCAAATATAGTAACAGTTAGTGGTTCACCACTTACCGCTTCAAACTTCAATGTTCAATTTAGAATTGAAGGAGCAAACCCAATTGCATCAGCAATGGAAATACCTGCACTAGCAGGGGCTGGAACAAACCTAGTTATAAACTTTGATGCCGTTCAATATAGTGGCGGTAGTTGGTCAGCACTTACTGGAAGCAAAACTGTACACCTATTTATATCTATAGTTTGATATAAAAATGGTATAATCTTTAAAGAGGTGACCCAATGGCTGTAGAAAATATAGGAAACTTAGTACCAACTAAAATTCCAGCATTAATTGATGATGCTAATATTCAAGATGCTTTAAAAGCATATCACTATGGCTCTTATGATTTTGATACCGCAGAGAATGACCCAGAAAATCTTTTAAATCCATCTATTGCTTATACAATTAATGATTTACAAGATCAAATTGATACAAAGGCTGCCTTAGAAGTTGCAGCAAGAGATATATCAAGAGCAACAACAACAGCACCAACCGCAGCAGCATTTACAGCATTTTCTAACACAATCCCAAACGGGTATATCTGGTTAGACACAGATTCTTCTGCTGGAGTTGGATACTTTGCTGCAACATCAGTTTATACAGCAACTGCTCCATCAACAAATTTAGCAAATGGACTTATATGGATTAAAAAAGGTTCAACTCCAATTGAGATGTATGTTTACAATGCCGACACTAGCACATTTGATCAGGTGGTCTAATGCCTACAGTATTTGATTCAGACGGCAAAGCAGCCTACGTATATAACGCAGCAGATGACACTTGGTATCAGGTTTCTGGAAAGACTGATATCTCTGGAACATTTGAATGGACTGGACTACATACACACCTTTCTAATTTTACAACTGCAGAAGCATCTGTTGCAAAAAAAGGAACTAATAATTTTCTTAATCCAGCAGCCAGAGATGCAGCAATTCCGTCCCCTACTGCTGGCACTATATGTTTAATTAGACAAAATTCTGGGGGAACAACAATAAATGAAATACAAGTTTATATTGGTAGTAGTTGGACAACAGTTCTTCCATCTCCAGTTGGTCAGACAGATAAGATCTTAAAAAGTAATGGTACAATATCTTCATGGGAACAAGCACCAGATGCTATGACCCAAGTAATACTCATGATGGGAGCATAAGTGGCCATAAGTTATAAAGTTTTAGGTCAAGCAAAACCTACTGCAGATACAGCAACAACTCTTTACACAGTTCCAACTGGTAGCGGTAATTATGCAGTTGTTTCTTCTTTAGTTATAAATAATCTTACTCAAGACTTAACAGCCGTTAGGGTTGCAATTAGACCTGCTGGAGCAACTCTTGAAGATAAACATTATATAGTTTATGGAAGCACAGTTTCTGCATTTCAAAGTCAAGTTTATACAATTGGAATTACTATAGCATCAACAGATATCGTTACAGTTTACGACTCAGCAGGAAAATGTTCATTTAATTTATTTGGATCGGAGAATTCATAATGGCAATTAATATTAACCCAGGATCACCAGTAAGACACGTTCAAACATTTACTTCTAGTGGAAATTTTACTCCACCTCCTGGCACTAACGTTGCTTTTGTTAGCATACATAGTTCTACTGGCGGTAGCGGTTCTCCTGGTGGTGGAGGTCATAATATTGCAAGTGTTGGCGGCTCATCAGGTACTGGGAATGTTGCTGGCGCTTTTGTTGAAGTAATTCCAGGAGTAGCCCACGCAATTGTAATCGGCGCTGCTGGCGCTGGCGCTACTGCTGCCCCTCCTGGTATGAGTAGATACGTGCAACGCCAAGGTTCAACTGGTGGAACTGGTGGAACTACAACATTTGATGGCACTGCTCTTGTTGTCCCTGGTTCGCAAGGAGGAACTGGTGGACAAGGTGGAATTCAATATCACTTTGCAGGAACTAATGGTAGCACTGGCAGCAATGCAGCAGCAGCGACTGGCATAACTTCTTTAACATCTTTACCGCCTAGTGGAGCACTTACTAGAACCAAAACAATTACTCAGCAAGCCACAGGCGCAAATGCTAGCAGTGGTGTTAGCGCACCAGGCACCAGGTACTCAGGACCCGCTGGAACTGCTGGATCTGCTGGCCTAGTTCACATTTACATTTAAGGAGAGACAAAAAATGAAAAAATATGCTGTTTTAGATAATAACTCTAATGTTGTTAATATTATAGTTGCACCTTCTTTAGAGGTTGCAGAATCAGTAACTTCTTCTTATTGTATGCTAATACCGCTAGGAACATTCGTTGACATTGGCTATATATACGCTGATGGATCGTTTTCTGTTCCTGTTGTAGCAGAAGTTCCTGAAATTGGACCAGCCCTACCCCGTGAGGAAGAATAGTTTAATATAAAAAATATACCCCCAAAGGATAATTCCAATGGGGGTATTTTTATTTTAAATTACTTTTTACATGGATATTTGTTGTACCATTCCTGATACCTTTTTCCATTTACGGAACTCCATGCAGACCAATCTTTTCCACCCTTAGTCATGTAAAGAGCAACTTGAGCATTTAACACTGGATTTAACAATTCAGCATTTGAATCTAACTCAAACTTTTCTCTACGATCTGGTCCAAGTTCACCAAGCATATTAATTTGAAATACGCCATAAGAACTATCTCCAGTTTTTACATTACCATTAAAGGCAAGAGGACGACCATTAGACTCTGCCTTTGCAATAGCACAAGCAGACCTTAAATTATTTCCTTCAAACCCTACATGACGTAACATATCCACCAGTTGCTCATCAGTTAAATTATGAGCATTTTCATACTTTTCTAATTTTTTGTCTTTAGAAACCAAAAAAGCCACCTTTTGGGTGGCAGACTTCACAGACTCTCTAATTAGTAAGTTGTTTTCGTTTGTAGCCTTTGCCGTACCCACAAAAACGGTACTGCAAATAACTAACGTAAATACCCCTAGCCAAGCATTAGATTCTCTCATTGTAAATTACCTCCTAGAGAACAAATGCTACCAAGTAGGTAGCATACATTAATTATACC